ATCGTTCTCGTGTGAAAAACAGAATGCGTGGTGCCACTGAAGGCGGCAAAACCATTTCCGATGCTGACCTTTCCCGTATGCAGAGCATGATGGGTGGTGTAAGGCCTCCTCGCCGCCGCCCTAGCAATATGCCGCGTTCAGCCCCTCGTAGTTACATGGAAGATTACACTGCCCCAATTACACAAATGAAAGACGGTGGTGAAGTTGGTGGATCCTGCCGTGGTGGTGGTGCCGCTATGCGTGGAACAAAGTTCCGTGGAGTAAAGTAATGAATAGAAAGCCAAGAGACAGAAGAAACAGAAAAAAGAAATTTGATCCGTATCTTTTTGGTGCCGAGCGCGGCCCTCTTGGCGCTACTCCAAAGGGTCAAATGCATAAAGATCTACGAGAAATGGATCAAGAAAACATGAAGGCCTATGAGGAGTATAAAAAGGCTCCACGCTACATGAAAGGCGGCGGTTGTGTTATGTCTGGTCGTGGTGGTTCATATAAAGGATGTAAGTGATGAGTAATTTTTTTATTCCCGGTCATGGTGAAGATGCATTGGGGCAAGGGCTTTCCTATCAAAATCACAGCAAAATGTTGGAAGAGCGTCTTAAAAACAGAGGCACGGCAAAAAATAGACGCCCCAGCAAAATGTATGCTGAAAGTGGTCCTCGCTCTGGAAGTCGATTAGATCAAAGGCTTACTAAAGTTGCTAATGAGATATTAGCGGCTCGTCACGCAAGAAGACCTTTCATTGACGCTAAGAAAGAAGAGTTGAAGAAAGAGCGGCAAAGGCAAAAAAAAATGTTAGAGGATCTGGGTTTGGGTAATATAAAAGATGGTGGTGTTAAAAATTTCAAAGGTGGCGGTGCTGTCATGAAAGGTCGTGGTGGCTCCTATAAGGGATGTAAGTGATGCGTTTTGAGGATTTGTCCAATGCTGAACGGCGCAGTATTTTAAATCGTGGTGTAGAGCGCTATGATTTACTGACTGACGCTGAGAAGAAGGTATATGATATTATGAAAGAAAATCAGCTTATGGGCGTTCCTAATTTCCCTTTGCGTAAAGCAGAGGGTGGCGAAGTTCCATCTAAGAGTGGTGTAATCCGCATTGAGATCAACTTAGATGGAATAACTGGCAACGAGGCTTACGAAGATGAGGAAGAAGAATACGCTTCCTGCCCCGCTGCCACACAAAACGAGGAAATCAATGCGGAAAACAAGGCGATTGCTGTGGACGATTATGCTTACGGCGAGGCTACCAAAACGTGGGAAAACAAGAACGCCAAGTGTGCGACTTGTGAGTATTACAACATGAGCCAAGAAATCCTTGAATGTATTGATGACGGGTTGTCTTTCCCTGAAGATTTGCCTGTCGGATATTGTGAGAAGCTACATTTTGTGTGTGCTGCTGAGAATATCTGCAATATGTGGGAACTTGGCGTCCCTATGATTGACCGAAACCCAAGTGAGGATGGCAATTCTAGGGACATCATGTAATGGCAGACCGCTTTAGATATGAGGACGTATTAGAGCCTTTTGATACGACTAAGTATCCCTCAATGTCTTCTCAGATGTTTGAGTACGCTCCATCTGTCTTTGGCGACCAAGACCCCAATTTATTACAAACAGCAAATCGTGTTCTTTTGGGCGGGCCTGTTGATCTGTTTGATTTAACTCAGAGAACTGGCGATGCGGCTATGCGTGGCATAGGAGAAACTGTAGAGTACGCTACTGGTCTACCGGGTATAAGGCGTGATATATATGGGTTGTTGACGGTGGGTGGAATAGTGGCAGGCTCCAGCCCTTCAAGCCTGTCCAGACCCAGCTTGTCCTCCCGTAAGGCTGATGTGTCGCCCCCACCGTCAACGCTTAAAGCATTGCCTGCCCCAGAAAACTCTGGGATCTTGCAAGCTTTAGATATGGACAACTTGCCTGTTCAAGCATCTGACGTGGCTGATGTGCCACTCACTCCTGCTGTAACAAAAAAACCTGACGTTGTTGTTGGCGAGATTGTTACAGGACCTAGCGATAACTATTTACAGCTTCAGGCTAAAAGAGATCGAGCGCAAAGCACACAGTACAGGGAAATGCTTGATGAGCAGATGGCTGAAGAAGCTATTCGTGATGCGGCTCAAGACATTGCTGGTTATGTTGATGATGAGCTTGATTATTTATTTGGTATAGCGCAGGATGACCCAGACTTTAGGTTTGTTGCTCGTGACAGCGATGAGTTCTTTGATGAAATTATACAAGATGCTGTGATACAGCATTACGATGATGGCATTCCTATGGCTGATGCTCTTCTGACAGAGGTTGGTTCTAAAGCTAAAAGGCTGGAACTTGAATATGGTTATCCAGTCTTGGATACCAGAAAGATTCTTGATACAATGGCGCCGAAACTTGATGAGTATGGCTTTGGTGTTTCTCAGAGATTGCGCCAGATGGATGAAGGTGCTAAAGCTAGAGAAATGATGGAGCGTAGAGCTAGAGCGGCAAGAATGCAGAATCAGCGTAATAAAGAATACGCCATGGACACTAATATTAGACAGATTCTTGCTAATGAGCTTAATCCTCCGGCCCGACCAGCAAGACCAACACTTGTTGTTATCGAGGGCGGTGGTGATGTTGTGGATTCGACAAAGCCTCAATTAGTTACTATTGAAGGCGGAAAGGATATAGACTGATGGCTGTGGAAAAAGGCATAGGCGCTGGCGGTGATCAGCCGATATCAAATGTGGAACAGGCAGAGATTGATCTGATGGAAGCATCAATTGCGCCTAACGTCACTGAAATGGAAGACGGGAGCGTTATTGTTGGTGAAATCGAAGAGGAGACTTTAGATGTTTCACAAATTCCGTTTGATGCTAACCTCGCTGACTATATGGATGAAAGCGATCTGGGCAAAATTAGTTCAGATTTGGTTGGAGATATCGAAGATGATATGTCGTCTCGTCAAGAGTGGGAAGATACTTATAAAAAGGGTATTGACCTACTTGGTATGCGTTACGAAGAACGCTCACAACCGTTTGAAGGAGCTTCTGGCGTCATTCACCCGCTCTTGAGCGAGTCCGTCACACAGTTCCAAGCCCAAGCCTATCGTGAATTGCTTCCTTCTGGCGGCCCTGTTCGTACTCAAGTTATTGGTGCGGAAAGCCCAGAAGTTGTTCAGCAGGCTGAACGCATCAAGCATTATATGAATTATATGATTACCTACGAAATGGAAGAATATGATCCAGAAACGGATCAGATGCTATTTTATCTTCCTATTGTTGGCTCTGCTTTCCGTAAAGTTTACTTTGATCCTTTATTACAGCGTCCAGTAAGCAAGTTTGTACATGCTGAGGACTTAATTGTTCCTTATGGCGCTTCAAGCTTAACGTCTGCTCCAAGGGTAACTCATGTTATTTCCATGAGCAGTAACGAAATTAGAAAGCTTCAGGTTAGCGGATTCTATCGTGATATTGATCTTCCGTCCTCTGGCTACAATGCTGAGAATTACAGCGAGATCCAAGAGTCTATTGATGAGGCTCAGGGTGTTAGTCCATCAGGCGATGACAGGGATTTGACTATTTACGAGGTTCATACCGAACTTGAGTTACCTGGCTTTGAGGACGATTCAGGCATCAAACTTAGCTATGTTGTTACGATACTGGAAACAACTGGAGAAGTTTTGGCTATTCGCAGAAACTTTGACCCAGAAAAGCCATTACAAAAGCGGCAATATTTTGTTCATTACAAATTCCTGCCCGGTCTTGGTTTCTATGGCTTTGGTTTGACCCACATGATTGGAGGGCTTGCTCAAGGCGCTACAAGCCTGCTCAGACAGCTTATTGATGCTGGTACGCTGTCTAACCTTCCAGCAGGCTTTAAAGCCCGTGGTGCACGAATTAGGGACGAGGACACACCTCTTTCGCCTGGTGAGTTCCGCGATATTGACTCTGCTGGCATGGATATTCGTCAATCTATCATGGCATTGCCGTTTAAAGAGCCTTCAGCCACGCTTTATCAGCTTTTAGGCACTCTTGTTGACTCAGGTCGGCGTTTTGCATCTATGGCAGACATGAAAGTTGGTGAAATGGGCGGTGAAACCCCTGTTGGCACCACTATGGCTATCATGGAACGCGGCACCAAGGTTATGAGCGCTATTCATAAGCGCCTTCACTACTCACAGAAGCAAGAATTTAAGCTTTTGGCTGATGTCATTGCCAAAAATTCAGTCATGTACCCATATATGGTTCAAAATACTGGACCTGAAATCATGCAATCTGACTTTGATGGCAGAATTGACGTCATCCCAGTGTCTGATCCTAACATTTTCTCCATGTCACAGCGTATTGCGCTTGCACAGACACAATTACAGCTAGTTCAGAGCAATCCAGAGCTACATGGTGGTCAGCAAGGGCTGTATCAGGCTTATAGGAAGATGTATGAAGCTCTAGGCATGACTAATATTGACGCTATTCTGCCTCCGCCCCAACAGCCACAGCCAATGAACCCCGCAAAGGAAAATCAGGAAGCTATGCGTGGGCAAAGATTGCAGGCATTCCCAGAGCAGAACCATCAAGCTCATATTGAAGCGCATTTGGCGTTCTTGTCCACTCCAGCGGCACAAGTAAACGCGAATATTGTGATGACGCTTCAAGGGCACATTCAGGAGCACATCGGCATGATTGCTGAGATGCAGGCATCTGAACAAGTTATGTCTCAGATACCTCAAGAGCAACAAGCTATGCTTCAAGTTAATCCTCTGCTTATGCAACAGGTACAAAAACAGATACAAGATGTAGCGGCTGAAATCGTTGGTGAACTGACGGAACAGTACGCACAAGCAGTTGCTCCTGCTGATTCAACTGATCCGTTGGTAGCAATCAGGCAGCAGGAGCTTTCCCTTCGCGGTGCTGAAATTCAAGAGAAAGCACGGCAATTTGAAGAAAAGCAGAATTTTGAGCGTGAAAAGGAACGTAATGACATTCTGTTAAGTCAGCAACGACTCGATCTTCAAGAAGAGGCGAATGAAGAAAAGGTTCGTGTGGCAGAAGATCGTATTCAAACGCAGCGTGATATTGCTGCCGCAAACATTAGGAGCAAACAATGAGTGCTAGTTCAGTTAATCGTAAAGTAGCCGAAGTAATGAAGGCTCAAAAAGTGGAGAGACGCCATGCCATTGAAAAAAGGAATGAGCCAAAAGACAATCAGCCAAAACATATCGAAGTTGAGGTCAGAGGGTTATCCGCAGAAACAAGTCGTAGCGATATCCCTGTCGCAAGCGAAGG